CGAGGTTGCAAAGTAAAGGTCTTTTTTTCTTTGTCTTTTACTACTTCCAATGTAGAACTTGCCCACCTATCACAATTTGAACCTAAATGTCCTAATGTTTGATTTCCCAACCCTTTGCCTTGATGCAAAACGCCAATAAATAGACAATTATAAATTTTTGTAAGTTTCTTAAACCAATTAACAAGTTTGCGGCTCTCAACTTCGTTGTTATAATCAAAAATAAGGTCTAAAATTCCGTCTATTATAACTACCGGGCATTCAGGATTATTTTCTAAATATGTTTCAATTAAAGCCCTAATTTCATCGGGGTTATCCTCACGAACGGAATAGAAGTGCGCCCATTCGGGTAAGCCATTAATACCGGCAAAGTTTTTAATTTTATTAACTTGTCTAAAAAAATCGTATTCGGATTGCTCGGTATCAAAATAAGCAATTTTGCGCCTACCTTCCGGAAAACGAAATTTCATACCAAACATATCGCCCGGCATAAAAGCACTGGAAATAGCGGCAGCGAGGAAAGTAGATTTCCCCGCCTTCGCTACGCCTGACAAAATTATAAAGTTTTGAATAACGCCAATCGGTAATTCGCTAATTGTGAATACTACCTGGTCTTTTGGGGGGATAAAATCGGGGTTGTATTTTCTTTTGGCTAATTTTTCGGGTAGGGTTATTGTCTTGTCTTGTTCCATTAAATATTTTGAATAAAGCCAAATAAAAATAGTGCAATTATAAACACTATTAAAGCCTGAATTTCATTACTACATTTGAATAACATTTGAGGTATCTTCTTTTGCATCTTGTAATTTTTGAAGGGTTTTAAAATATTCATCGGTTAGCGTTTGAGCCTCTTTTAAAATCATTGACGGGGTATCTTTGTATGCTCCGGGATTGCCTTCCTTTGCACATACAATTGATAAAAGAACTTGCTCGTATTTAGTAAAGCCGGGAATGGCTGCAATAATTCTGCCAAATTCATCTTTAATTGGCATACACGGATAAGCCGGTGCATTAGTTTGATATTTCATCACGAATGTATTTTGATTTTAAGGATAGACGGATAGTAACTCCGCCGGATTGATTTTCGTAAATGTCGGTTATTAATTCTTTCATTAAATTAACCTCGTGCGGCTCAATATTTACAACCCTAACAATTTCATCATCAGTAGTGCAAATATTAAGTAAAAAAGCATTGTGCAAAGTTTTAGATTGTTTTGTCTTGCTCATTTTGGAAAGGGTTTTTTTCTTGAATTGAAATTGATAAAAATTTGTTGTTTGACTTGCCAAATTTGACCCAACCGGCAACTTCATAAAATTTGCCATCTAATTTTACCCAACCTTGATAATCGGGTTGTTTTTCATTTTTTTTGTTCGTTACGGCGTTCATTGAGCCATAACCATTCAGAAGGGATTGAAGATACTCGTTTTTCATTTTTTTTTTGTTTTTTAAAGTAAAGAATAAAAGATATAAAATAGGTTAATAAGTAAACTATTATTGTGAGCGGAATAGACACAACAAATAGATATACTATTGCAATAAATTTTATTAGTAATTTTTTCATTGAAACGAATTTTCCAACATTTTAATTTCTTGATTAAAATGCTCAATTGATGCATCAATTAGAATTCTAATTTCAAATGCTAAATCAAACGGAATATCGTTTTCATTAAGGGATAAGAATTTTCCCCCTGAACCATAAAAAAAGATTGTAACTTGTTCGTATGGGGTAAGTGAGCGCAGCGCCTCTAAACGCTGAATTTTGGATTGCGCACTGGCAATTTGACCCAAAATTTTTTGGTCGGTGTTAAATGTCATAAGATAGGGTTTTTTGTTTTGTAGGCTAAAATTATATATAAATAATTGAAACCACCAAATAAATTTTATTACGGGCATAAAAAAACCCCCAAAATAGACATTTCGGGGGTAATCTTCCTTACTTGTATTTAACCCTATCTATAACAAAAATAGTTCTTTTTCAGCCTCACGGCGTCTTGTTAGACCCGGTATTACTACCAATACTCCGGCTGAATTGCGCCCTTTATTCCATTTTAAGAACTCAGCCGCTACTTCACTTTTAGGACTTCCGGCGTTTAATTTTCTTAATAAAGTTGATGTTTGTAACGCTCCTAAACCTAAATTATAGGCAAAAGAAGTTAAACTATCCAATTGATTTTGATTAATGGGTACTTTAACGAGCTTTTTAACGCCAGTGGCAAATTTCCCGGCATCTAATCGTAACCACCTTAAAGCCGTTTCCTTATCAATTATATCCCCTTCCTGAACTTTACGTTTTGCATCGTGATTATAGGTAGAACCGAAACCAATTGTCCAAATATTGCCAGTATCACGATAACTTTTAAGGCGTTCGCCTTCAAAATCTTTAATAAAGTTTAAACCCTTTGCAGAAACTCCCATAGCGGTTGCGGTTGTAAGTAATAAGACAATTGCCGCCACAATTATAATTTTTGTGGTGGTTGTCATTATTTTCTATTGTTTAGGTTAATATCACTATCCTTTGCGGCTACTAAACCTAAACCGGTTAAAATTGCCGTTACACCTCCGGGAATATCGCCCTTAATGATCGTTGCTACACCAGTGATTAAAGTGCCTAAACCAAATAGGCTCGTTTTCCAATTTTTAAACATAAAATTATTTTTAGTTACCATAATAATTGGTCTGCATAATATCCGGCGCTGCCTTTTATATGCCTATCCTTTTCGTGTCTAATTTTATATGCCTTACGGCGTTCATCTGCAATCTTTTTACCACAATATTTTAAATAATAGGGATAATCTAAATAGTTTCTATCCCCAATACTTACTATAAAATTTCCATACACATCATAAACATCAATTTTCTTATTGATTTTTTCGCTTGGCAAAACAATAACATTTAATTGTTGTGCCTTTCTTTTAGTGTATAGTAAAATCTTATACATTATTTTTTAGTAAAAAAATCAAGTTTTGTTTCAATTCGTGCCAATCTATCTAATATTTCAGTATTAGTATTATTGTGCTTAAATAAATCTTTTTCAATTTTATCTAAACGGCTTTTAGTGGTAAAATAAAAACCACTGGCAACCGCTACGAATGTAAATACACTAATTATCAATTCCGTTTGCATCATTTTCTACTTTATCATCTTTAAGTATTGCTCTTGAAATTACATTGAAACTATTAGCGGCTAAAAAACTTGCATCCATATTTTCAAAAATTCCGCCTTTACTTGCAGCGTCTAATACTTGTTTAATTACTTGTAATGCTTGTTCGTTTGTCATAGATTTTTATTTTAAGGTTTGATTAAGCTAATGTAAGATTTAATTGTGTTGCCGCCCATTCATACGCCCACTGGTTAACGTCGCTTGATGTACCCCATTGATCGTATTGCGGCTCTACCATTGTTAAATTGCCGTCTGCTATTTTTACTTCTGCGCTATCAAATAGCTGCCAGTAAAACGTCGCACTGTTTAATAAATTGTCATTAATGATGATTAAACTAAAAAGCGTTGCGGTTTGTTGTTGTCCGTTTACCCAAATTTGAATAGGTTGTATTTGTTTCATATTTTATACGTTTGATGCTAATAAATAATATTGTACCCCGTTAATTAATATTGATACTTTATGTGTGCTTGGTGCTGCAACTGCTGCTGATACTGAATTTCCTATATTTACAGAACCTACAAATGTTGCTGTACCTAAATAATTTATGCTAAATGAGTCAACATAAGCATTTAATCTTAAAACTTGTATTTTAACACCAGCATTTTGTGAATCCTGTGGTACATTTGTTATTTTTGAACATCCGCTTACTGGGTATATATCACCAGTAACTATATAATTATTAAAAGTTGCAATTCCAGTAAATAAACTTGTACCATTAACTTGTAACTTTTGCCCCGCGTCTGTTGTTGTGCCGATTAAAAAGTTTCTTGCTGCACTTATTCTGGCTGCTTCCTGGACGTTTGTAGTTCCGTATATACCAAATAAAATTGGGCTTGCTGTTGTAGATCCGTTAAACATACAAAAGTCGCGATCCGCACTACCCTGAATAAAATTGTTTGTAGCCGTTGAAATACCCAGTCCAGCGCGTTTTGTTGCACCTGTTACCGCATTATCTAATCTTAAACTAGGAGCATTAGCACCTACAATTTGAACCCCATTATCACTAGAAGTACTTGATACAACTAACTTACCTGCCCCCACACTTGAAGTTCCAATTAAAACTTGACCTGTTGTCTTTTTAATTGTTATTGATGCTTGTGCCCCTATTACATCAAATAATTCAAAATCATTTGCACCACCATTGTAATAATTACCTAATCTCCATAATGCTGAACCGCTTAATTGAAAAGCTATTCTAGTATCATTAATAGAAGTTTGATTTAATTGTAAAATGGTACTTTGTGTGCTATGTACATCTATTGCAGCTCCTGGAGTATTTGTATTTACTCCTAATCTATTATTAGCAGTATCCCAAAATAAGTTATTACTGCCTGTAATGCTGGATGTACCGCTAAAGTATGTTACCTGTCCGGCAGCTCCACTACCGGTAATTGTGCCGGTTCCCGGACCACCGATTAAATCCCAACCCGTACCATTATCACGATAAAAAGCAAATGTATCAGTAGATACAAATATTCTACCTAAAAATCCGGCGGCAGGTCTATTTGCTAACGTGTCGGCAAAAAAAGCCGGTGTTTGCCGTTGGTTTAATATTGATAAATCTATATTAGGCATTAGTTAAATAGTTTTTCTTTACTGAAACTAAATTATTTGAACCACCAGTGTTAATAAATGTTGCTAACAATCTTGTTGTTAAAAATTCTCCTACATTACCTTCGATTTGAAAACTTTGATTTTGTTGTAAAACAACTTGGTCAATTTGAACCGCATTAGTTCCATAATTAACAAATAAAATACTATTGCAATCGGTTGTGATATATCCGTTTGCATCATAAGTAATCATATTTATATCAACATTAATTCTACCGGCTTTTATTTCAAAATTGCTCATTTTTTTATTTTTAAAGGTGTAAGGAATGAATTAAATGGAATAAGGAACGCCCACTTTTTTTCCGCTTATTGTAGTACCATAAAAAGATTGATAACTTTCAATATCTTTTGGTTTACTTACTTCTCTTATTTGTTCTAATATTGGCGTTGTAACATTTTCAGAACTATTTAATTGCATTACTACATCTTGAACCGAACTTGTTACATCAGGCACAAATTCGCCCTTATCCAATGGGTCTACAATTACCGAACCTTTGTACTTCTTTTTACCATTTTTATAAAAATAGTAAACCGCCGCACCACCTAATAACAATAATAACAATGATAAGCCTTTATTTTTCATTTTAACTTCTTTTTAAACCATTAACGTATGTAATCAATTGATTAACTTGGTTAGCGCTAAATCTATCCGCCGGATAAGATAATAACGTGCCACCTAATAACCAGTTCAATAAATCTTTTTTATATTTTTCATTGAACTTATATGCTAAGTAAGATACTTGCGTTTGCGTTTTAAGTGATTTAAAAACGCCTAAAACAGCATCAAAATCATCATAAAAGTATCCGGGTGCATTCCAAATTGTATCAATATATTTATTAACCGCATCATTTTTTATAATTAGTGCATTAGGGACACTCCTCCAGTAGTTAGGGTTAAATGCAGAACCAGGCTTTACAATTTCTTTACTTACATTTTTTTCCTCACCGCTTTTACTTAAACCAAAACTTTCGGATATTGGTTTTA